ATCAGACAATCTGCTATCGTTTCCTTGACAGAAAGTATTCGCAGATGAACCGAAACTACCAGTAGTAACCGCACCACCAGTAGTGGTAATCAATGGCAAATTAGCAGTAGTCCCCACCTTACCATCATTACTGATATTACCATGAGTATGAGTACTGCTTGCCTTATTATCCAAACCAGTCTTAACCAACTTCTCAGAAGGAATATTCGAATCACTAGTAGTGGATGACCAACTGGTCACCTTAGTCCCATAAGCAGATTTAACAGCCTTAACCGTAGGATAACTAACAGTATCACTACTATAATCCCCACTAATATCATCCTTCTTATTCGCCTTCTTCTCATAAACCGCATTCATAGCCTCTGCCACAGCAGCAGCTTCTGTACTATAATCACTTGTCATAATTAATTGCCTCCAGTCCTAATATCATTCTCTAGTTTCCAGTATGCCTTCTTAATCTCATACTCAACATCACATAATTCCATCTTCAATAACATTCTTTGATCTATATTATCAAGTCTGCCGAATATTACATTGAACACATCAGTAGTATCAGGATAATCAATACTTGATATGTCTGTGGTGTAACCACTTTCCAGTAGGTTTATTTTTTGTTGTTTTGCAGTTATCCGTTCGGTGTCATCTTCACCATAAATGGTGAATAGGAATCCTTTACCACCTAACACTTCCTTAGGTACGATGACAATATAGGCTTGTTCATTGTCATCATAGTTTAATTGGAATTGGTAGTGTTTGTTATGATAACTGAATATGATGTATTTGGTGTAATTGTCCCATTCCTCATCAAAAGTCAATCGTAGTGTGAGGTATTCTTGTCCTTGGTTGGCTAGGCAAGTCCTTGTCAAACGATGTATGATTTGCCCTACAACCCTATATACTAGTTCCATACTTTTTTATCCTCCACTACTGTATGTTAATGTGTAAACTGTTGTGCTTACTCCGTTGACCGTGTCCGTGCTAGTGGTTAGTGTGCAATCCGACAAGGTGTAATCCGTTGTACTCTTCGAAGAGACAATGTTACCTAACCCTCGTATACTGTCCGGACTAACTATAATCTTCTCAACCATTTCCTATTTTCCTCCAAAAATTCCTTTTTTTATGCAAACCAACCACCACTAATAGTAGCAGGATAAGCGTGTTCGGTTCCAGGTGGACTGCCGTACCCATGTACATAATGACCCCATGATTTGTTGTTATACACACATGTGTCAACGTAACGCCAGTTCCCACTCGTATTTGTTATAATCTTTGCGAATACATGTCCTTTTGTTGGACTTACTTTCACATGAACATACTTCAATGTCAGGAACTCGGTACAACCAGCGGCATCCATCAACGTCAACAATGCCCTTGTTTGGTCACAACAATTTCCCTTTCCAGTCTTTATGACCTTGTCAGGGCTTCGGTGGAAATTTGAATACACGTTATAGTCATACTCAACGTGTTTGTCGAACCATGCAACTATTTTCTTGGCTGCTGATACTCCTTGTGAGTCTCCGACAATGTTCAAAGCAAGATTACGAATATACTGTGACGGATTACCACTAATCTGACGTGTCTTATCACTGGTGTTCTTCACTTCCTTGACATCCTGGGTTATGGTATTATAAACCATCTTACCCTTTTTCAAGGTGTACGCTTCAGTCTTGCTACTTTTGACTGGTTTCTTGTAGACTTTCAAGTTTTTACCATTACTGTCATGGTTCTTACCGAATATACTCCAGTCGGCATCACATTTCTTACAAAAGATTTGACCCTCAGCACTACCTGATTCTCTTCTGCCGGTGGCTGGGAAAACTCCCCAACTGGCCTTCTCATTACCTGCCCAGAAAATGCTCCAATAAATCTGACTGCTTCCACAATGAGGACACTTCCTAACGAATACTGTCTTATAGAATTTGTAACCATACTTGGATTGCTCACCACTCGCACTTGGCCGACCAATAGCCATCAAATATTTACCATCAGGGCTTACACCGTATTTGTTGTAATAGGTTTTCACCTTTGCATTCGCACCCATATTAACATTCAATGATAAATCCTTATACATATCAGCCAATTCAACATCAGCATTAACATTCAAAGAGAGGGTGTTACTGGCAACATCAAGCTTATTACCCCATAATGTACCATTCTTATTACTGGTCAATTTAGTGGTCTTTTGACGAGTATCCTTCTTGTTGTTATTCTTTCCGGATTTACTTGAATGATTGGACTTGTTATTGGTAGTTGTTTTGGTATTGGTTACAACTTCCTTGACACCAGACACATTGATGTCAACAGTCATACTACAATCCAGGAACTCCTCATCACCACCAAAAGTAATCACCATCTTATAATTTCCTGGATCATACTTCAATGGTATGGTGACTTGGCCGTAGGCATTGGTGACTTTGGTGTAATGTGTCTTTGTCAATGTGGTTTGTTTGTTTTCATCGACCTTGTATAGTTGGAATGTTAACAGTTTGTTTGCAGGGTATTGTATGCTATCGGGGTTAGTGTTGTCATAATCTTCATTGACAAGTTTAACAGTATAATTCTTTTTATTCGGATACTTGAAACTCACATTACTTGCTTGTATGAAAGTATTGTTCTGTATCTGTTTAACTGTCTTTACACTGTAACTTGAGAGTTCAATAGTGTTCTTTGCAACGTCATGTGATTCCTTCTCCGTCTTAACAACCCTTGAGGTCAATAATTCGTTCATTCCAGGAATCTTAACATAAACCTTATCATGCAAGTTATAGGCATTGTAAACACCATTACGGAGGTTAGCCACATCAACGGTTATGTTGAAATCAGGTGATTGCTTGTCCTTCAACTTGTTGCACACATCATTGTAGACTGCCCACATCACCTCTGCACTGGTTTCCACATTCCCTATCTTCGGCCGACTCGCAAGGAGGTTCCGACCATCCCTTGTATCCGGTCTGGAATTGATATGAGTGTACTCCGTACCTAAAGCATTGTCTGTCTCAATATAACTTTCACCAGCATTCTTGGTGAATGGTGCTCTCCAATAAGCGGTTCCTATCCAAAACTCCCAAGTACTATTTGCTGGTGTGCTGGTGTCTATGTTATCCTGAGGGTTCTGTGGTCTACGCCAATAATTAGTAGAGGTGGATGTTCCCAACGAGGATTGTGCAGCCGCCAGACTTGCAGCCTTAATCTGTACTTTCTCAAGGATCATTGGACATTTTTGGCCTTTGGTTACGCTGAATCGTTTCCATGTGTTTAGTACGGCGGACATTTGTGTTCTTGTCAGTTCCATGTTTTCCTTGTTGAAGATTGGGTTGATGGCTGTGTAGGTTTCGGTTTCGTCTACTTCTAGTTCCACATTGTCTAGGTTGAATCCGAAGTCCAGTATTTCCTCGTGCACATGTCCGATTTCTCGGTTTATGCAGGTTCGGAACACGGCCATGTTTTTGGTGGTGTCGTAGATTTCAAAATAGGAATCGTCTGGTATTACTGCGTTTGACCTTTTGTTCCCTTCTTCGATGGTGTTTTCTATTGTTATGAATGCCTTGTTTATGTCTCCGGCGGTGTCATCGACATTGTCCGGTAATACCCAGCTTTTCTCGTTTATTGTTAAACCGATATATGTTTTGGTCTTTTGGAGGCTGATGATGGTGGATTGGTTGTTGTTTTCGAAGTCCACATCGGAACCGCTCCAACATAATGGTTCTATTTCTGGGTCATCACCTGTGTAGACCAAACCATCTGTGCCTAACACTTCTAAACCATTTGTTATCCTGAATTGTACATTGGCGGGGTTGATGTTTGTTATTGGTGTGTAATCCTCGTCGAACTTTACAATGTCGTCCTCGGTTACCACGTCCTCGTATGGGTCTTCATTGATTAGGTTTCCTTGGCTGTCGTAGGTGTATGTGGTGTTGTCCACTTCCAGGAAATCATATTCAAGGTTTAATTCCCATGGTTTGGATACGTTGATGGGGTTAAGGAAGTCTAGGTAACGGTGGATTGTATTGTTTAGACAATCCTTTTCGTACCTTGTTACGAATATGTTACCGGTTTCCTCCTCAATGTACCTTAATAATGACATTAGGTTTATGTTCCCTGACAATCCAATCTTCCCATTATAATCGGATAAACATTTCTGCACCACACCAATATTAAAGTATTCACCGAACCAGTACAACAATGCATGCCAATTAACAACCACAGAGTATTCATCGTTGTTGTTATTTGTACTGAAGGTGAAACCATTGTTGGTTGTCAAGTCGCTTTGTGGGAATGGTGGAGCATAATTCAATTCTACAAGGACTTCCTCCATAGTACAGGTGAAAGTGTTCTCTTGGTACACATCCTGCACCACACTTGTATTGATAACATACAAACAATCATTAAGGTTACTGTCGCCGTGCACCCATAACTTGTTCCCTATCTTGAAAAGCTTCTTATCCTCTATCATGTCTTGGAACTTGTACTCGACTTCAAGGGTTCGGAGACCATCCTTTTCAATGGTCTCCGTTAAAGTGCATAGTTCCGGATCAAGGAATTGTATGAATTTTTCGTTGTTGTCTAGTATGGTAATGTTCATTGTATCTTCACCATCTTTCGTTGTAGGTTATTGTCCTGATTGTTGCGTTGGTTGCTTCGAATTGGTATTCTCCGTGTAGGCGGAACCAGTCGCTGTTCATGTCAACATATTTGCTTATGTCTATTCCGTCATCGGCGTCTTCGTCGGTTAGTAACCATACTTTTCGGTCTTCGCAGTCTATTTCTACGACTTTGTTGTTCCAGTTGCCGGTGTAACCGATGTTGAAGTTTTGTCCTGTCACTGTTTCGGTGATTTGTATTACTTCGTCATTGGGTTGTAGTGTTATGATTGGGTTTATTGCGGCTAGTCCTTGGACGTATCCGATGTTGTTGGTCACGGTGTTTTCTTGTGAGTAACTTGTCCCTGATGGTATTGTTAGTTTTGCGGTTACGTTGTAGCCGGTGATTTCGGTTTCGATTTCTAATGTTGATTCTATTATGTATTCGAAGTAACTGTTTGGGTAGTGGCTGAATTCGATGATTTTTGGTATTGGTCTGTTGTATTCGTCTTTGTCGTTGACTAGTAGTTTTGTGACTTGTCGGAGCATCGTTGCGCTTGTTTCTAGGTCGCATGAGTCTACGTTGAAGTTTAGTGTTATTGTTTTCTCCCTTATGTTTTGTCGGTAGGCGTCGTTGGTGTCTGTTCCGTCAATTGTTAAAAAGGAAGTGTCTGTTTCTAATCCTTCCGGTATTTCGACTGTGTCTATGAATGCTCCGTAGTAGGCTAGGTTTTCTCCTTCCACACTTACGCTTATTGTTTGTTTTTCTATCTTTTCGATGTAGAATGTGATTGTTATGTCGCTGATTTGTAGTGTGGATTCGTCATTGTTCAGTAGGTTTGTGGTTGATAGTTCGAGTTCCCAGTCTTCTAGTTGGGTCATGTCTAGGGTGTTGAATCCCCATAGGTCTCCTAGTCCTCCGATGTTTAATGTGTTTATGCTGTCGATTGTGTAGTCTGCGTCTTGTAGTACTATGCTTCTTTGTCCTACCATTCCGTTGGGTGCTCGGAGTTTTGCGTATACGATTAGGTTGTCGGTTTGGTCTATGTTTCCGTTGATTTGTACTCCTCGTATTGCGTATTGTGTTCCGGTTCCGTAGTCTTGGTCTAGTGGTAGGTTGTATAGTATTACTGGGTTGCTTTCTTGGTATGCTTGTAGTGTGATGGTGGATATTCCATCATTTTCCTCGTAGTCGATTAGGTCCCTTATTGGTATTGGATAATTACCATTACTTAATCGTTCTTTGTATACTGTTTTCTCGATGATGCATGGTTCGTTGTATGTTATTGTCCCCATATCATAATCATAGGTTGTGGTTTCGGTGTAGTCTCCGGTTATTATGATGTATAATGGGTAGTTTTTGTTGTAGGTGAATTCGCATTCTACGTTGTTGTATGTGTTGTGTCCGGCGGTGTTGGTGCTCCAGTAGTCTGCGTTTTCGTAGATTTCGGTTATGGTTAGGTTGTCGTAGTCGGTGGTGTCGGTTATTGTTTCTATGGTTTCGTTGTCTACTGTTGTGGTGGTTATTGTGATGTTGTCTAGGATAGGATTGTTAAACACACCGATACGGAAACTTTCACCCCAGTTTAAAGGGTAGGTTTCTTGGGTTATGGTTTTCATATTTGATTGTACCACGTAAGGATATTCGTGTCCTAATCGGTGTAGTTCTTCTTCGGTTAGTTCGAGTAATGTTAGGAAGGGTGTTGAAAGGTTTTTCGGAGTACACCTAATCTTATATTGTTTAACATAAGCCGGATTAGGGGATAATTCTCCACCAACCACCAATATGGTGAAATCACCAACACTTGTCGGTTTTAAAATACTCACCAAATGCCCTTCATCATCAAACAAATCATCCTCCAAGGCAACCGGAATCCAAGCAATCATTGGGTAGAAGTTATCATCAGGGAATCCTTCATTATACTTGAAATACATTGAAGAGGCAAAAGCATTATGAGACCAATCAGAACCAGTATTCTCGAAATCATCATTGACAAAAGCACCAATCGCAGATACTTGTTCTTGCTCTTCTTCCGTGAACAATGTATCAATACAAAACTCCTCATCCTGCTCAATATAAATTATATCACTAGTCGCAAGACCATCATTCTCATCAGTAACAGTAATTCCAGGGTCTGTTTCACTGCTCGGAGTAGGCACCTTCTTCCTTATAGTAGCAGTGAAATTCTTGGTAGTACTCAACAAAGACTCCACCAAAGTAAAAGTACCAGTATACGAATCCACACCACTCGGGAAAGTAACACCAGTACTAAAAGTGAAATCCATACTACTACTACCAACCTTACTGGACAATTTAGGATTCCAAGTCAAAGTCCGACCATTAACCACACTCACAACACCAGAACCCTTACAAGACACATAACTAAAACCTGACGGAGCAGACAAAGTCAAAGAAGGATTACTACCAACCAAATTCTTATTAGAAATAGTCGCCTGAACAGTATAAAGGTCACCATCATAACCCCCACTAACACGCTTCAAACTCAAACCATAACTAGCAGGCCTATAATCCACCCTCACACGAACATAACCAATCCTGACCTTACCATCATCACTACCAACATTCGCAGGATAATCAACCTTAACACCAAAACCAGAACCATTAACAACAGCACGGGTCAACTTCGCACCAGTAAAAGTATAATCAACACTAGTCCACTCCCAAGCCGGAGCATAACCACGCTTACTGAAACCAGACACACCCAACAAACTAATAGTTGGCTTAGGCACATTAAAAACATTACCACTATGCTGAACCTTCTGATGAGACAAAGTCACAACAACACGCTCAACCTCAGCACCAACCGGCAAATTCAACTTAAAATTAGTACAAGACACAGTACTAGGCCTATTAGGACTCTCACCCTTAGCCAGAACATAATTACTACTAGCAGCATAAGAACCACTATTATGATTCTTAATATTCCCCAAATTACTGAATACACGGAAATCACCACCACTACTCTGACTAACAGTACCAGGATACTTAGTAACACTCGCCATACACTATACACCTCTCGCACGATTACCCTTCAAAGCAATCTTCTTCTTAACTTTACCATCCAAAACCTGAAAATCACTACTATTAACCAAACTACTAATAACCTTACGATTAGTAATCAGATTAGCCAACTCCCTCTCACTCATATGACTAGGCACATTCTTCAAATCCAATGACAAATTAATGTTATGATCCAAACTCATACTAGTGTTATCATTTAGGGTGTAGCTTTTCTGTTTCTTTTTCATCTCTGCCATCATTCCAAGGTAGTCGAAACCTGCGGCTTGACCACCGCCACCGCCACCACTGACGGCGGACATAATACCATTGTAGATGGATTGTCCGACATTCTTGGCCTTATTATACAATGCACTTCCGGCCTTAGTCAGACTATCTCCAATAGCTAACATTTTTTGATAAACCTTACCTGGTAAACCGGTCAATGTGTCAGTTACGGCAGTGACTATTCCCTTTGCTTTTTCCTTCGCATTCTTGGCCCAATTCGCAGCACCACTGGTTATCTTGTTGGCAACTTGGACCATATAATCGTAAACCTTGCCTGGTAGTTGCTTGATGTAATTGATTACACTGGTTAATAGTTTATGTGCACCATCACGTGCACGACGTACCCAAATACTGACTTGAGCGGCCACATACTGGGAAACCTTGACAAGGTAATCATACACACGTCCAGGTAACTGGCTAATATAGTTTATTACACGGATTACTAGGTCACGTGCTCCATCACGTGCACGACGTACCCAGTTAACAACTTGCAAGGCAATATACTGTGTAATCCTTACTAAAATGGATAGGAACTTGGCCGGTAACTGTTTAATATTATCAATAATCCTCTTGACAAATTCCTTACCCGCATTGATTGCTCTTTTGATGATGTTCTTAGCCCAACTGGCAATGGCCTTGACAATGTTACCAAGTAATGCCATCCAAGTGGTCCTTAACAATGTCCAAGCCTGCAAGATACCGGTTACAAGATTTGTCTGACCGGATAATACACTACGGCCGACATTTATTAACCCGGTGAACAATGTTATGAGTGTCCTTATCGGTAATGTCACCCCTTGCCAAGCAAGACCTATACCATCAATCAAAGCCCTTATAACATCAAAGTCTCCACTATCTGTTACACCGAAGAACTCCATCAAAGCATTCCAAGCATCACCAACAGCCTTACTAAACACAGACCAAGCCTCAGTTAAACCTTGTATGAACGCTTGAACATCAGGATGATTAATAAAAGCACTCCATAACCTTTGCAATCCTGCACCGATGGCATCAATCATACTGCTCGCATCAGTCCACCAACCGAAAGCCTTACCTACCTCGTAGATGACTAAAACTATCGCAGCACCAATGGCAATGAATGGTAACAACGGAGCAACCATACCCCACAAAGCAGTAGCCGCAGGAATAGCCGAAGCAGTCAACAATGTAATCGCAGCTTGAACAGCCATATAAGCCGGCACCGCTAATGCAAAAGCAGCAGCAGCAGAACCAATAACTGATATTAAACCACCGAAAGGACCATCCATAACACTACTGATAGTGTCGCCAAGCCAATTCAAGACCCTTGCAGCCACTTGCAAAGCCGGTACAAGGACAGGTAACAACACTTCACCGACCAGTCTTTCAATCCTTCCCTTCGCAATATCAATCTGCGCTTGCAATCCAGCCCATGACTTCTTGTACTCCTCATTCGCATTTTCACCCTCATTCATACTTGCTGCTTGACCAAGTATTGCGGCACGTTGATTAGTATCCAGTTCCTGCCATTTGGCCTTGACTTCATCAGCAGTCGCACCAGTCATACCCATCGCATCAGCCAACTCTTCCATGGTGATACCGGTACTTGCCAATGACCTTTCCATCAATGTGGATCGCATTGCCATGCTACTGAATTTGTCAGCCATTGATTCGATGTCGGTTCCGAATAGTGTGGCTTGTGCACCGGCACCAGTCATCATCTGTTTGAAACTATCCAAATCGGTGATTCCACGGGCGGTGGCATTAATGAAACTTTCCCTTATCTCGCTACCTGCACGGCCGGTGGTGGCACTTAACTCTGACACGGCATCTGTCATATCGTTAACATCAATGCCTGCTCCTTCGGCTTCTAATCTTGCACGCATCAATGAGTCCTCGAAGGTTCCGGCCTTGTCAGCAACATCCCATAAAGCATCAGCCAAGGTACTGAAAACCTCAATACCAACCATACCCTCAAGTAGACTGCTAATCTGTGATATAGGGTCTTCAGCACCACTAGCACTCTCTTCCACTTCCTCAAAACCAGATGAACCGGATTCCGCACTATCTTGCATGCTCTGACCCATCTCTTCCGCAGCTTCGGAAACAGATTCAAAGGTATCAGTAGCATTATCAACCGCTGACAAGATAATATCCAATTCTTCTTCCATTTTCCTCTCCCATTATTATTATCTCTTCTCGAATTTAACACCTACGGCTTCACACAAGGCAGTTAATTTAACATCAATGTTCTTACGATGGATTATGTCTTGTGCTGCTCCTATGCTAAAAAAAGTTTGTTGAAACATTGTCTGCTCCATAAACGAGGGTGCTTCCAATATCCCAACCTTGTATTGCTCGTATAATATTTGCCCTTCATCACTCTTTGCGAAATTGTTTGATGATGGTCAAATCCTTATCCTTGAGGTTGCTTATCCTTATGACTTCACCGAATATTTGTTCAGGGACTCCAGGAATGAACTGTTCGACTTGTTCCTCCTTGACACCCATACTCCAAGCCACCGCCTTGAACAATGCTTCGTTCTGATACTGGGTGAACTCACCAGCATTAACATCAATATCACTCATATTAGTGGTGGTGGTTCTTTTTCCGTTGCTCATACCAATCTTCATCACGAACCCTTTCTTCTCAATGGTCTGCAACTTACTTAATTCACCACTAGTCAACGGTCTTAACTCCACTTCCTCCTCTTCACCATCCACAAGGATGGTAACGGTTTCCTTCTTATCCTTTCCAAGTGTGAGTTTCTCAATCATATCCAAATTACCCATAAAAAACAACCTCCATTAATGAAATTTTTATGATCGTAAAAAAAATAAATAAAAAAAATGGCAGACGGTTTTTTTTTAATCGTCTGCGGTTTCGATTTCTTCTTGGTAGTTCACTAGTTTAACGTACATGTCGGTTTCGACTTGTGTAGTTGTATCGTTTAATGTTACTGTGTCGGAGCCTAGTGAGTCCAAGGTCATTGTTACTTCTACTGCGTCCACTCCACTCATATTGTATTCTACTTTGAGTGTACATTTAGGGAATAGTATCTTACAACTAATGTCACTGTCTTCACAGTGTGCGATGTTCACTTCTAATGGTAATTGTAAGAGTTTACAAGATGATGGTTCCAGTGCGTTCACTTCCCCATATTGAGCGTCAAGTATGCTTCTTACTGTGTCGCTTGTCAAGGTGGTTGTGATTGTACAATTGTTTTCACGTTTTCCGGCTAATGCTCTTTTTTGTGGGTAACGGGAACCTAATCCGATACTCTTATCCACATCGTGATTGTTCTTACCAGTGAAACTGAAAGCAGTGGATACACCAGACAATGCAACATTATTCAATTTAAGACTTACATCGTAGAACATGATGAAGATTTGTTCTGCGGTCAACTCATCAGGGCGAGTAAAAGTCTCACCAGACTCACCAATAATACCAGCCTTTTCGGTCTTGTAAATCCAATCCGCACCGACACTCATACCTTCATTTGACACTTCCAAGCTCATTCCTTCAACGAGCATACCATATAAGTATTTTTTGAGCATATCATACACGGCTATTCCGCGGAAACTAGGTAATTCCTTGCCTTCCCCACCATAAAACTCGTGAATATAGGTTTGGGTGTGTCCAGTTGCAGGTGTTGCTCCTTCAGTACATACATAATTGTCCAAATATCCTAGGAAGTACCATGCCAATTGTTGCAAGTCAGCATCAGCACTAGTGCTACCAGTAGGTTTCATAATACCTGCACGGGCTCTCTTGTTCATCCTTGAACCACCACTACGGGTGATTGGCTCATCATTCAATTTAAAATCAACACTTTCTGCTTGATTCCAAAAGTTTGGATCAAACTCTGACTTGGTGACTGTCATGTCACCATATGTTCCTTCTAATTCTAATCCGAATCCACGGTCTACCATTATTCAGTTCCTCCTTCTACTGCGGTTAATGTTATTGTTGCGGTCTCATCTCCATCCACTGTTAAACTGCCAGTATATGCTAATGTTTCATCTTTGCTTACTGCTGCTAATGTGTAAGTTCCAAACCTTATATTCTTTAATTCACATACTCCATCATTATCGGTTTCGCCACTTGCGATTTCGGTACTGTTCTTTGATAAGGTTACGGTTGCTTCTTTCAACTTGTTAGCACTTCCATCCTTCGCAGTAACAGTTACTTTACAAAGGGTGGCTTCTAATGGTACGGTGAAAGTCTTGTGATTTGCTCTGAACTTGATGGACTCCTCGTAATCCTCGAAGCCTGTCTTTTCAACAGTAAAAGTGTAATTGTCATAATCTAAACTATAAGTGGCTTCTCCGCTTCCATTAGTGGTCTTTTCGGTGGTTCCGATTGTAACGGTAGCACCAGACACATTACTTTCCCCATCCTTAACCTTAATAGTCAAGGTAGGTTTACTTCCACTCGCATTCTCCTTAATATAAGTATAGAGTAAACGGGTAGACCTCATATTGTTCTTCGCTAACTCATCATACTCCTCCAAATTCTTAGCGGAGGCAATATAATTATATAAATGTATTTTGCTTCTTTTAACATTATTAGGCAAGGATTTCCAAGCGGTCAAGCTCAATTCACTTGCTATTAATGCGTATAGTCTCTTTCTTGAGCGTTTTGTTCTCAGTGGTAACGCACTCCACTCTGGCAATGTCATCTTTTATCATTCCTCATTCTGTTGATAGTTGGTAGCACATACGCCAATTAATGACGATGTTAACATTCAATATAACACCAGTGACCGCTACCTTGTCACTCTTGTTAGTCACATTCACATAACCCACCGGCGAGTAGGTTTGCAATGTGATGTTCCTTATTAATCTTTGACCTGGCAATTCTTGGGCTTGTATTGTTTGCCAATTATTCAATATGCTCATAATGACACGATTAGCCAAATTTTGTGAAGCCATATTTGATGCGTCCAGGTCTTGATCATATACTCCACAATCAAATTCGAATGGCACCACAAGTTCCATTGTCTGTGATATGTCTGCTTGTCTTCCGGCATTGGCTGGGTGTTGGGTTACCCATATGATAGGTTCCTCAAGATGAGATTCGTTGTAATAGGAATTGATGATGGTTTCAACATCTTCCAGTAAACCATTCTCCTTATTTTCCTCTTCCAAGCATTTAATGATGATGGAGTAGAGTTTCTCCATACCAGTTACTATGCCAACTGTCATTAGTCAACCTCCTCTAAAGCTTTCATCCAATAACCAGGGATTAAAGGTTGTATCTGCTCGAAACTGTTCTGAACGAAATGTTTAGCTTCGACACCAGGATGAGCAACCATCTTAACTGGGTGTTCTGCACCATCCCAAAACAAAGCCTTTTTCTTGTTAGGATAAATCAAGTATGGTCTGGTTCCTTGGTCTTGATATATTGCATATTTGGCTGGTGATTTAATATGTGCCTCTTCATCATCTATTGATTCAATAAACCATTGTCTTAACAATCCATGGTCTACTGGTGAGTTCTGCATAAGGAACCTTGTCATATCTTGAGCTGCATATTTTAATCCTAATGCTTTTGCCTTCTCAAACTTTCCTGGTAGTTTTCCAACTGGTGATGTATCTAAGTCAAAGGTTATTTCCACCACAGTTATCCTCTCCAGTAATGGCAAAGAAACCTATACGACTAGTATCATTACTACTATCCCTAACAAAAGGACGTAAATCATTCTTAAGGTCATCAGTGAAAATATCAGATGAAACATTTTGTATAGTCCAATCATTAACCTTAATAATAGGATTATCCCTACGTTGTATCGCCAAGGACACCATATTACTGGTTAACCTTAAACAAACATTCCTCATAGCATCATCAACACTGCTACACTCCAATGTCTTAATATGACAATAAGATAATATCAATGCCTGGGATTGTTGAATCCAATCAGAAAGTATGGTTCTCATGGTGTAATCATCAGTCTTCTGCAGGTTCAAATGTTGTGGCTTCAACCCATGAAAATGGATAACCTGACTTGTAGTGATCCAATTAGTTGATGGTTCTGTCCATACTGGGTCTGTCATATAATTACCACACTCCTTATAAAAAAAAATAGAGTGCCTTTTAGGACTCATTCTTCTGGGTCAAAGACACTCTTTATATATTCGTACATGTGTTTGCGGTTTCTACGGACTTTTAGTGGTAATTGCTCCCAAGGGAGCATGGTGTACTCGTTAGTGGTTTCTTCTTCAGTCACGTATTTCAACCTCCTAAAAAGAAAAAATTAAAGGTATAAGAGAATTATAATCTTATACTTTGTTGTCTGCTTGAATATTGCTTGCTTCAGTTGCAGTCATTACACCGGTAATGAAAGCATCAGCCCATTGTAAGCTAGCAGCACATCTGATTCTGTAGTAGTATTCGGTTTTTTCTTGTGCTACGATACGGTTAGGTTCAACGGATAAGTCTTTGTATACACCGTACCATACGAATTCAGGGATGGTTAAGATGGATGGTACGTTTCCGAATACGGTACGTCCATCGGTTGCATCTAATACTGGTGCGTATTTGACTGGGATGTTCTTGTAGGTTAATGCTGGTCTGCCAGTGAGGTTTGCATCACCGAGAGTGTCAACACGAGAAGCTAAAAGGTTTTGGTATGCATCGTATACTTCCCATGGTACATAGAATGCGAGACGGTTCATTAATCCTGCTGCACGGTATGGTACTGGTAATTTGCCAATCATTGCATCGAACATTGCATCGATACCATCGTCGAGGTCGAAGTCTCCATCGTTGTCATCGGTGTTGTCATTGGCGAGGTCGGATTTGACTTGGTAGGTCTTTGCTTGTTCTAACCAACCATCAAAGGTGGAGAATAATGGGTCAGGGTTAGTGTCAACACCAACATAGGAAGCGTCACCGAATACACAAACAGCCTCTAAATCTCTTCCGACTGCTTCACCCATCATAGATAAAAGGGTTTGTTCGAATTGTTCTCTTTCAATGTTGTCCTCTTTATCATCATCTAAAATAGAAGTTAATGCTTTTAATTTAGTGGAGTTAAGTTCTGCTTTACCGAAACCAATGGTTGCTTCAGTCAATTGGTCCTCAGTAGCACCGAGAGCATCATAACCGTTTTGTAACACTCTACCAACAACACTGGTGGAGGATACAACTTGGTTCATAGCGTTCATTCTACGGAAACTAGCATCTTGAAGGATGGATTGGTTGATGGTAGCAGCTCTCATGAAAGTGTTGAATTGCTCATCATTCAATAATGCCTTAGCTGAAGACATATCGCTTCTCATACTTTTGAATACTTCTCTTTCGTTCTCGTTTACGATTTGGGATAATATGTGTTCGTTCACCATAAAAATCAGGTCTCCTTATAATTTTCTTGTTCCATCAGGATTTCTGCCTAATGCAGTGTAAATGTTAATTGGTTTAGCCTTTTGGGCTTCGATGTTGTCGTGCACTGGTTCTGCTTTGGATTCTCCTTTTTCCACCACAGCCCCCTCTTCTTCTTCTTCTTCTGGTTCTTCTTCGACAACTTCCTCTACTACTTCTTCTTCAACTTCTTCCGCTGCTTCATCTTCTTCAGTAGGCTCAACATCTTCTGCTTTTTCAGCAACCTCTGTTTCTTCTACTGGTGTTAAAGCAGTTTCTAAAGTTTGTTTAAACTCTTCTTGCATAGATTTGAGTGCTTCTTCAAAAGATGATTTCATGCCTTCAATCTCTGCTTTCAAAGTAGTGATTTCAGATTTTAAGGCAATGACTTCTGCTTGTTCACTCATACCTAATGCTTCAAGCACTTTGCTTTTTAAACTTAATTCTTCTTCCATGTTATCACTCAGTTCACAGAATTTACTTTCGTGCAAGCAAGGTTGCCTAGTCAAGCTTACACTTAATACTACACCATCCTCAACATCCTTTATCAAGGCATTACCACTACTGTTAATAGTGTTTTTGCAGGCACATTCCTTACCAGCCTTAAGGGCTTGGAGGTATTTGTCTGCATTCTTCCTTGGTAATATGGATGGTGAGTAACCTGTATAGTAACCTTTCATTGCCTCGGAGATAGCCTCGTCATCGGTCAAATGAGTAGTCAATAACCAAGTACCAACCGGATAAGTCTTGTCGGTACCATCGTATAATGTGAATGTAGTATCATGATCTAAAATTGTTGAATTATGTGGTTCTCCTATCTTCCGTCCATCACGGGTTAGTCCGTGTTCGTGGTCTACGAATCCGTACTTGTCATATGATTCTTTGAATGCTCGGACTTGCTCTTGTGTTAGTGGTATTTCGCCATTAACATAATCGCAATCCTTTGCTCCAGGGATTAGTACTGGTGCGGTTAATAGGATTGTACCATCATCTAAAGTGTTAATGTATGTCATAAGTATCAATTATTTTATTTTGATAAGGTCTGATTCTCGGAATTGTTCCATTGGTGGTGCGGTGTAACCATAAGGCATATTATATGGGGCATGAGCGCAACGGCAATTAATCCATTCCACTAATTCACCATCAGTATCTCCAGGATATTTTAAACCATTGCTATGTGTATCTCCTATCCTGATTATTTCTCCATCCAGTTCGACATGGTCTGCTTGGTCTGTCTCTTTCAAACCACGTACTCGGTCATCATGTGCAGTAATCCACATAGCATATTCCACACCCATCTCGGTATAGGTGTCATTCACTGCAGTATTATGACTGTTATGTATCTCGGTCCTTGCTATCCGTTTGGATTCCCATGTGGTTAGTTGGTCGAATCTTCGGTTTAATTCGTTGGCCACATAATCGATTCCTCGGCCACTACGATAACCTTCGAGGAGTATGGTCATTATGGATTGTTCGACACGTGCCATTGTCTGTTGGCTTGCTATGAATATTCGTTCGAACAAATCTTCTTCGGCTCCACGAAGTGTGGCGAATAATGAATATCGTTTATTTAATTTCAACGATGGTTTAATTGATTTGAAACTATAACCTTTACGGGATAATCGCACCAATCTTTGAGCTTCTGCTTGCCCAAGTTTGTACTCTCTTTTATCGTACTTTTGAAGTATATGATAATACTCGGTTGTAGCATCAGTGATTGGTTTCACGATTAATTCAGCTTGACCAACAAGTAAGTTATCATTGTAGACTTCTCTTAACTGGTCCAGTACTTCATCACCGAGTTTGGCAAAGAACCTTGACAATTCTCTCTCTAACTGTCTTTCATTATTACGTGACCTTGCATTACTCAGTTGACTTGCCAGTATCATCTTCTTTACCATTCTCACCACTTCTTAAACTATCTTCTAAACTTGAGAGAATAGTATCAACTTCCAAGTAAGGATTATCCTCAGTATTATTCCAGATTTGCTCCAATGGAACACCATTAATGTACCTTGCATTCAAGTAATAATTATCCTCTTCATCTTCAATATCCAATCCGAACTTGGAACCGAAATTGTCTATAAGGTCACGGATAGTCATAGCCCCCCTTGCGAATAGGAAATCAGCAAGTTTCAAATCGTCCTGGTAATCTATCGGTGCAACATCCTCAATGGTGAATCTCCAACTGGTAACCTCCAATTCCTCACCAATAAGGTTAACCAAGGCTTCACATTCGGCTTTGATAGGTGCAATGGTACCATACTTATAACTGTTACTTGTTTGGTTAGCATTAGTCCCATTCAAATTACCAGCATCATAAATACCCAACCTTGAAGGGTCAACATGATGACTATGAATAACCTCATCCCTTGTATCCTTACGGTATAAACGGAAATGACCCTCTTCAGCCTGAACTGACAATGGAGTTATCTTTAGATCTACATTGCCCTCTTCACCCTCTGAAGGGATGGTGATACAAATGGCTGAATGAGGATTCTTGATAACCTCTTTGATTTGTTCACTAATCCTATAACGAAGAGTCTTGGTTACATCATACTCAGGGTCATCAGGTTCCAAATCATAATCCGCGAAATCACCAGTCACAGTGATAGCGAACTTAGGCATACCATAATTATCAAAGAAACTGTTATTGTAACGGACTGCACTTATGTCTCCCTTGATACTACCTATAGCGGAGATGATTGGTGGACGACCATAATAATCGGTTCCTGGAGCATACTCCATACTCCATAACAATTCATTAGCCTTACGATGTGGTTCAAGGGTATTGTATGGGTGGAATGTACCATCATCAGCATCAATATCACAAAGGTTACCATCATCATCATAATTCTTGCCGTAGATTACAAACCATACCTTTTTACCACTTGAATTGATATGTAAAACTCTTTTCTGGTCAGCATGACGCCTAAGTGTATGTGCAGGTATATGATTCAACCTTACAATATCACTTTTACTGGTGGATTCCCTTATAACCTCAATAGCACCATAACCAATACTACGGCGATCATATACCATCCTTTGCAATTGATGATTAATACTTGGTGTACTGTTCTCCAATACGGCGAGGAACCTTTCTCTTTCAGCATCCACTGGTTCTATTCCCTCAACTGGTTTCAAGGTATAGTTTACACCAGTGGTGTCCACTGCTACTGCTTCGACACAAGCAGCATGATAAGTATACAAGTCAAGTAATTGTACAAGGTAATCGGGATTGTATTTAGGGTCAAGGATATTATAACCCTTCAATTGCTCTTCAGTTGGAGTGTACTTACTACCACTTTGTGGGTCTACATTGGCCTTCATTGCATACTTTGACAATTCCAATGTGTCCACTATGTGGTGTTGGTCCTCCTTGTCTACTGTTACTACGAATGAATCACTATGTTTCATAAATAATCACACATTAATCTTTCTTCTTGGTCTTAACCAATGTTTAGCACTACCTGTGGCAGTGTCCACTATGTCGTCTTCTCCACCATCTGCACCAGTGAAACTCACTAACTGGTCTATGAGTTTATTATTCCAATCTGCCTTAACGAAGTATACTTTGCCATCCTCTGCCAATGCTTCTAAATCAAATGACCTAATGTTTTTAGCCATTCTTACCTTATCGCTACGAATATGGTATCGTTTTAATTCCTTATCTCTTTTAAAGGCATTGATTAAAAGTTTACTTCCTGCTCCAGGCTCTTGTTCTATTTTGATTAGTACACTTCGGCCATCTCTTTTAGCAGTACGTTTAAATATTTTAAGTGTCTCTGAAGATGAGAACTTGCCACTAACAAGGTCAATGAAATAAAGATTGTCACCATCGTAGCCAGTTAATAAACCTGATGTTCCGTCTCCTTCTTTACCACTGGCGGCGAAGTCCCAGTATCTCATCATTGGTAAATCTGATGGTAATTCGGATTTGTCAATTTGTCGGTAAATCTTATTGGTGGTTTCATCCATAAACCAGGAACGTTTGAAGATGTTACCATCACGTTCAATTGGTTGTCCTTGATAAATAGCATTAAACAAGTATGAACCCATTGATTGTTTCTCTGCCATCAACCACTCATAAGACCTTTGCTCTTCCCATAACACTTCACCTATCTCACGACCAAGTAAATCATTAGGCGAATCACAGATAGCAGGAATGTTAAGGTCAAGCCAAACGTTAGGGTCAATAGTACCACCACTACGAAGAATCTCGAAACCTTCTTCGGCACTGATGGTTGGTTCATTCGCTCGGATAATACCATGCAAATCCTTCAAGTGTAACCTTTGTGCTATGACTAGCATTATCGGTGGCAAACCATTGCTTCGTTTCTCTAGTCTTGTCTTTGCAGTTGCCTCGAACCAATCCGCTAGTCTCTGTTGTTTCACTTTACTTTCAGCATCAGCAATATTCTTAATAGGGTCATCCACAATAAACAAACCAGCACCAAAACCCAGTATAGATCCACCAGCACCAACCGCTAACATCTGTCCACGGTAGGGATGGTTGAGCTTGAACTTGTTCTTTGCTTTACTGTCAGTGGATAGTGAGACTTTGTATGGTGATAGGTTTCCATAATAATTTAGAACGTCTTTGACTTGTCCACCGAACTCACTGGCTAATCCTTGACTGTAAGCGGTTAGTATGACTTTATCATTGGGGTAATGGGCTAGGAAATATGAAGCGAAGTTCTTACTGATTAGTGTACTTTTACCATGTCTACTTGGAACTCCTAATAGTATCTTACTGACTTTACCCTGCAAGGCATACCCTAATAGTTCAATGATAAGTACATCGAAGTTTCGTGGTCGCCAGTAACCATTGTTAATGAGTATTGACCATTCGCCTATGCCTCTTGGTCTGCTAGGTAGTTGGCTTATCTCCTCTGCTGTTATCGGCATCTTTATCGCCTATCAATTCCTTCAACATAGCAAGGTCCTGCTCTTGTATCCTTGGGTCATTCATATCAACATTAGCCTCAAGAGTAGTTTTGGTCTCTGCTTCGATTTGTTGCTTCTCTGCCACAACAAACTGTTCAGGGTCAGTAACTTGTAAAAGATATTGGCTACTCATCCAAGACTTATTCTCACCAATCTTCTGCAAATGATGACTAATAAACTTAGACTTTGCCTTTTGCATATCCTTATAAAATTGATGGTATTTACCACTCTTCGCTTTCTCACCTTTCTTCATCCAATCATAAATGGTCTTACGATTAATACCTGCAGCATCTGCACAGTATTTAAGTGGCATACCTTTACTGTAATTATCTATTAAACATTGGCAGACTTCTTCTGTGAATTTAGTCCTTGCCATACTGTAACATCTCCCATTAAATAGTGTTACTTTTAAATCATTCTAAAGTAAACATTAATTAATATGGTGATGATGGTTAATCCGACTCCGACTATTGCTAACAATTGAGAGACTCGGTTGTGGTTGTCAATACTGGTTTGTTTTTGTAGTTCTAATTCGGTTTCGATTGCTTTTAATCGTAATTCGAGGTCGGTGTCTCCCTTGTTCGATAACAATATTAACTGGTTGACGTTATCGTTAAGGGTGTCTATCTTGTTTTCCATCTTCTCAATCTTCACGTACAAATCATCTATCCTTTTGTCTTTATAATCTGCCCGTGTTTCGAGTTCTGCAATCTTCCTTGACTGCCCTTGTATCTGCTCTTCGTGTATGCAAGTATAATCAACCATAAATATCATTTAGTGTCCTTGGATGACTTCACCAGTACGGATGTCAATGGTTTCATCACGGTGTGGATCATACTTCAACACAGGATAGCCTTCTTCATCTACTGTTACTGTTTTCCAGTTCCTTGTTTCATCCATATTAATCAAATATAAAATATAAAAAATTAGTTCTTCTTACATATATTACATAGTAACGGTCGGACCCTAATTCTCTAAATGGTAAACGCTCACTTTTATCAGGAACCTTACGAATGTTTGTACATCTATCCCGTAATCTGTTAATAATGGTAGGTAATCATTGAGTTTACCGTTCCTGTTTCGTT